CTTCTAGAAATATACCTACATCTAAAAATGTTTTAGTGCCTGTAGGTTTACCTATATCTAAACCTTCTTGTTGCAATGACGCTACTAGTTGTATGATCATGTCATCTGCTAGTGCGTCTGCATATTTCTTAGATTGATGATCAGATATGGATTCTGATGAGGTTGCTTTCTCAACAGGTACCTCTTTACCATCAGGAAAAGATAATACTCTACCGTTCATTTACGTCACTAAATGTCATCTTACCTTCATTGATAAAGTGTTCTCGTAAGTCTGTATAACCACCAATCAAAGTTTCACCTTTCATTATTTGTGGCATACTTCTTACTTGTTTTCCTATCATTTCAAACATTTGATCGATAGTAATTTCATACTTACCATCACCACCTGTCATACTTGTTGATAGTTTATACTCCTCATAAGGTATATCTAATTTTTTTAACATTGCCTTTGCTTTGTCACAAAAAACACAGTTAGGCTTTGAAAAAACTTTATACATCTTATATCTTCTCCTCTAAACTGTTGAATGCTTCTTCACTATTGTTTGCAATGCTATTTAGTTCAGCGGTCATTTCTTTTTCTACAAGTTCTCTTAACTTGTTATATTCTTCAAGAGGATATTGTAATCCAATATACACTCTATATTCATTGTTAGGTGTAAGAGCAATCTGTATCTTCCATCTTTCATAACCTATAACTTTAGTATTTGTTATGACATTGATAATAGTATCTTGCGTTTCTGTAACAACTTGTCTGTTACCTTCGCCTTGTCCTGTTTCTTGAATAAAGGTTTTAGTTTCTCTATTCATTTCACCTTTGATTACATCAGCAATATCTGCTTTTGCAATTAACGTTGCTTTCTCAGTTGCAAGTTGTAAGTCAGGTGAGGTTGCAACACCAACACCATAAACATAAAACTTATCTTTCTTGCCCATGAAACCTTTGCCGTCTGTTTTCTCAACAAACCACTTTGGCACTTCTTCTATCTTGCCTGTCTTAGTTTCTGCTTCATTGTCTATCTTTACAGTTTTAGCACAACTTACAGTTAACAAAGTTAGCATTATTATTAATAATATATTTTTCATTGATTAGTCACCTCCTTTACATCACTAAACATATTCAATAATACTGAATACATATCTGAGAATACACTCATCCCAAATAATTCAATGAGTATGTAGCAAAACATAACTCCCATAATAAATTTAATCATGATACCTCCATGTACCGTCTTCATTCAAACATACCTTAGTTGGTAATTTAAATATATTTTCACCTTTGATATATCTGCAATACTCTTGTTCAGATACACCGGCATAATAAAATTCAGCAAATAGTTCCCAATAACTAGGACCTACATTGCCGTCTCTACACACCATAGTTGTCTCTAATAAAGTTTCTTTGTCCGGTGTATAAATCTTTTGTATAACACAATTACTTTCTGTGTTCTTACCATAAGCAGGATTTACAATACTGTAAACACATAATATAGTAATTACAATAGCTAATAAAAATGCTACGTTCAATGGTCTCATAATACTCTTTCAATTATCTGCCATCTACCATCGGGTAGTTGACATGCTTTTCCAAACTCTGTACTTCTATCTAAAGTAGATATAGAGTATATAGGAAAACTGTCTTGTATATCAACTGTTGATGTATAATCAACACATTTAAAACCTCTATCAATATATGATCTTGTCACTTTAATATCACCTTTATTACCTGTACTAGGATTATGCCATAGTAAATAACTTGATTTGCCTGATGGCATATTATTTAAATGATCTACAAACATTTGACTATGTAAAGTTCTATCGTGCATACCCATATTCGTACATGCAAATACAAATGGTAATAGTAATAAACTATATAAGTGCTTCAAGTTCTTCCTTTGTTAGTGGTTTATCATCCATACCTTGTAACACTTCAGCACTATCAGATAAGATGTTCTCTTGTTTTTCTTCTTCACCTTCTTCGTTTATTTTATAAACAGGCCAAGATTTTGTACCTTCATGACATTGTGCAAGGTTTTCCCATTTAATGTCATATGGTAAATTAAGTTGTCCCATTTCTCTTAGAAACTTTGCTTTCTGTTTACCAGTTTTGTAAGTTTCTAACTCTGCCATAATAGCAGGTATTGATAAGTCGTTGTCTAATATAATTTGTTTTCTAGTTTTTTTCATAATGTATTATCTTCCTATATCTTTTATATTTGTTTTAGTAATTACTTGATATGCACCTTTATTATAAGCAGGTGCAACAGTAAACTTTTGACTTTCTTCTAGTCTGAAATTAGATACTGGTTTTGTACCACCATTACCTAATCTTGGTTCTCTCTTTACAACATCTTTTCTCTCCTTTGTTGTTTGTTGATATTCTTTAGTGACCCACCAGTCATTGACAGCACTAAAGTTGTTTCTGTTAATCTTTCTATCAGGATCAATGCCTAATGATCTCAAAAACTTTCTTTGTTTCTCAACTGCCTCACGATAAGACTTGTTCTTAACAACTCTCTTGTATCGTCTAGGACTTGAATTGTGGGTATAAATCAAACTCATATTGTATATTCTATCATAAAACGGTGCTAATGTCAAGCCCTAATTTATCTAATAAAACCCTCAATTCTTGCGTTTTCTCTTGCTCTAGCAACATGATCTATAGGTGCGTTCTCTGTTTCAAACTCGTTCACCATATTCTCATATTTACTGATCTTTTCTTCAAGTTTCGTAAAAAGAAGTTGGTTAGTAGTATTTGATTTTAAAGATGTTTTAATTTCTTTTAGTTCATCAATAAATGTTAAATAATCTATCATTATGCCCTCCCATAATCTTGTTGTACCATGAACTCACAATCTTGTCCATAGTTATAAAAATAATCTTTGTCTTCTTCTACATAACCAGGTATATAACTATCTGGATACATGTCTTTGTAAGTTTTAAGATAATCAGCGTCATCTACAATATAACAAGACGAATGAAAACATTGGTCTTTATCAATTTGTATTTCGTCATAAGACATTCTGTTTTCGTCATTCATTTTGTAGAAAGCGTCACACTCTACTTTTTTCTCAGCAAGTTTATCTTTTGTAAACTCGTCAAGTTTTGAATAAGGAACGTTTCTCAAAACGGTCCAAGAGTTATCAAAATGACCACCTTCGTGTTCTCTATCGTAATAACTTCTAGTATAAATTATATGAAACATATTATAGACCTCCACATTGATTCAATAAAATTAATAATAATAAAATAATAACAGTAAACTTAAACATTAGACAGCCGCCAATGCAAGTTGTTCATTCCATTGGTAAAAACCAAACCATAATAATAATGCAAATGCAATATAAAATAAAATAATGTTTCTCATGTTACGCCTCGTTCATAACTGTTTCTTCAACAGAAACCCAATTGATATCATAAACATTAGGATAAAAGTTTTTCATAATGTCGATAAACTCTAATCTTTCGTTAGTAGATTTAAGGTTAGCGAATGTACTAAAGATGTTTTCTTTAGTCATATTGTTTTCTAATTCAGTAATATTCATAATGTAATCTTTCTTTTTTGTTATTATTCTTATACACTACACTAAAAAGGTGTAGATTGCAAGCATTATTTTCACTTTTTTTGCATTTAAAAGTGTTATATATCAACGATTTAGAAGGGTGCGACAATTTGTCAAGTAATGTTCTTACTTTGTTCTCTTAAAAAAGAGTAAAAATACCGTATGTTCCACCTGATATTATCAAGGTGACAGCTATGACGCCAAAAAATGTGTAAATTTTATTTAACACATAATTATTTATTAATGTAACAACCCATTTATATGTCTAGTATTGCCGTAATGTTTTATTACACAATGTCTTGTTGCGTCTGAATGTTTTAATGTTCTATATGGATCTATGATACAACTACCAGGATTAAACTGAGAAGGTATCAAACCTTTATCATGTATGAGATAAGTGTGGGCACCATCATCAGGTGCTTGATCATAATACACTTTTATACTATCGTCTAGGTTTTCTATATACCAACCAACTAACATAGAAGGACTACCTATTGTCTGATCAATACCTGGTTTAAATGCCTTACCTAGTATTACTACAGGCATTTGATACTGCATAACATATCGTGCCATGTTATATGCTTGTTGTTCTCGTACTTTCATAATACTATCAAACAAATCATAACCTAGATTTAATCTTTTTGCCATATCTCTTAATGCGATATTGTCTCTAGGATGACAAGCACCACCATCACCAAAACCTGCCATCATGTAACTAGGACCCATTATTCTTTGTGTAGAATGTTTTAATGCGTCTGTAACTACATCAACATTTATATTACCTACTTTCATTGCCACATCTTGTATCATGTTTACTAAACATAACTTGGCGGTTATAAAAGTATTGTAGAAAACTTTTAGTGCTTCTATTTCTTCCCATGTGCCTATTTCGTATCTCGTATTCTTTTCTAGTATAGGATCATATAAGTCTTTTAACATTTTTGTTTCTCTACTTTCATGACCAGAAGATGTGCCTATCATTATCATTTCAGGATTTCTCATGTCCCACTTTACTGTGCCTTGTGCAATTAGATATGGATTGTAAATAAATTTACCATTTTTAATTAGAGGTACAATCTCTCGTCTAACTGTACCAGGTAATACTGTAGATATAACTGAAATTAATGTGCCTTCATCAACTCGTTCATCAACATCTTTTACTGCCTGAATAAGATGTGTATAATCAAAATCTTTAGGTTCTAAATGAGACGTAGGTGTTTCGCCACCATACTTTGGATCATGAGGTGTTTGTACTGCGATTAATACAACATCTTTATTTTTACATGTATTATCTAAACTACCTATATTAACATTAAAGTCTGTACTTAAATCATTTAATAATTTTGTATTAATATCATAACCAGTTACTTCGTGTTTTTCTGCTAAAACTGAAGCTGCGTCTTGTCCTAGTTTACCTAGTCCTATAAATCCTACTTTCATAATTTCTCCATATTACATACCGGCGGCATGTTCATCTTATGTTTATTTTTTGATCTCAATGTTCTAAATTTTTCTATGACGTTTATAAGATGTGGATCCTCAACTATTTCACCACTTATATCTGCTTTCATTGCTTTTTCTAAATCATCATAGGT